TGCCGCCGACGTACCGGGTTGCGGAGACTGCGCCGGTCAGGCCGCCGGTGGCGACGGCAAGGTAGTCGGCATTCCCTGCGACAACGGCACCGGTGCGCGTAAAGACGCTGCTAACGGCCGAGGCGCTTTGCCATGCTGCGCCGTCGTAGGTGTAGAGAGCATTGGTGTCGAGGAGATAGGAGGTCTCTCCCTCGTTCAAAGTCGGTTCGCCAGCGCCTCCGTACGCTGCGGCCCGCACGGTTGCGTCAGCAAAAACCTTGACGCCACGCATCAGGTATTGGTTAACGGCGTCGGCCGTGAGCACCTCTCCGCTCGTGAAGAGCGCTGTTCCTGTAATCGCCATAGTCGTTGTCTCTCCTTACGCGAGCTTGTTGGTGTCGAGGGTGCCATAGGCTGCGGAGTCAAGCTCGAGCCATCCGGCCGAAGTTTTGCTACCAAGCCCGAAGATCATCGTGTGACGCTCCGGCGATATTCGATGTTCGATGCTTTCAACGCCGTACCACTCTGACAACAAGCTCGGCGTGCCTGTCGTCCAGGTGCGCTCGACCTCAACGACGGTATCGAGGTCGGTCTGCAAGAGGAGATCCTGTGTTGCGGCGCTAATGGCGGTGACTACAGGTACCTCTACGGTCGTCACGGCCGTTCCAGGCTGCCCGAATGCGTCGATGAGGTACTCGGCAAGGTTCAGGGCGTCGGAGGCTGCGAGAAGCCCTCCAGTGTCTACGTCGAGGCTGCCGGACGCCGTGAGGCTGTCAACGCGAGCGGACTGGACTGCGCCAGTGTCATCGGTGACGTTTACTTGCGTGTAGAGGTTGTTCGCGTATTCGATGGTTAGTGCGCTGTATTGAGCGCCCGAAGTGTTGGCGGTGAGGGTGTAGCCCTCGGGGTTGGCGTTTGAGTAGCGCTGCCGGAATACGAGGGTGCCGTCGTTGGCTGCGAAGAACTCGCCGAACTCGGCCATGCTGGCACGGTTGGCGAGGTCGAGGAGGTTCGCTCCGGCGCTTTCGGTTCTTTCAACGAGCGTCACGGTTCCGGCGTCGATGCTTGTGGCGGCGCTCACCTCGACGGCCTGGTTGAGAATGTCGTTGATGCGCGTACCGCTCGGCGCGGCGGCAAAGGTCGTATCGGTTAGCAAGGCTTGCCGTGCGAGCTGCGCGAGCGTGTCGGAAGCAACAAAAGAGGCGACGTTGAAGCCTGCCGGGTTGCTTTCCCATTGCACAATGTCGATGGTGCCGACGTATATCTCGTGCCATGTTGGACTCGTGCGACGGTAGGAGACCTCGAGCGGAGATCCGATCCACGGCAAGTCCGGGTAGTACGGGCTTGAGGTGTTCTCGGTGTCGTAGTCGCGTGCGAGGTCTAGCAACGTCAGGGTTGCCGTACCGGACGCGGTGTTGTCTGTGGTGCGAGCTCGTCCTCGACGCACGGTGACTTGCTGAACGTCGGCGGTTACGTCTGCCCACGTGTAGACGGCAGGATCGGGGCCGAGGGTTGCGCTATCAAGCTCGGAGAAGCCCGGGACATCAAGGTGGAACTCGGTGTAGTCGGCCTGGAAGGCAATGCGGACGCGGTACTCGGTCAGCGGGTTAGAGATGACCTCGGCCACTTAGGCTGTCCTGATCGGGACAACGCCGTTGCGGGTCTGCCATGCCTTGAGTGCATCAACGACGCCCTGGCCGACTGTGGCGGCGGTGACGCCGAGCGGGGCTGCGTTGACGTTGACAGTGATAGTGCCGCTACCGGACGCGGACGGTGACGGCAGCGGGGAAAGCGAAAGGCCGCCGCCGGGAACAATGTTCCCCAGGGCGGTGACGGCGTTGCGGGCTTTGACCTCGGCGGCAATGATGCCGTCCGCAAAGGCGCTACCGAGGTTCGCTCCGGCAAGAGCGTAGTCGGGCCCGAATACGTCCTTGAACAGTCCCATCAGTTTCTCGTGCGCGGTCGTCCACGAGGTCTTGCGCTGCTCGAGGTTCTTCTCAAGGTCGGCGAGCTCGTCCTCGAGGTTCTCGCGCTGGAGCTGGCGGCGGGCGTCGAGCTGCTTGGTGCGTTCGGCTGCCTGCTTGTCGGCTGCGCTCTTCTCGCGCTCGGCCGTGGCGGTCAGCATCTTCTCCTCGAACGCGGCCTCCGCCTCAGCGTTAGCGCGAAGCTCCGCGAAACGCTCCGTGGCGGCTTTCCGTTCAATGTCGGCGGCGTCACGGAGCGCTGAAATCTGCCGTTCGGTGCGAATGTCGGCGAGGTGCTGCTCGGCCTCGGCAATAGCTTCAGCGTCGTTAGCTTTCCGGGCCTTGTTCAGGTCGGCCTCGGCACGGGCGAGGTCGCGGGCTGCGAGCTCCTGATCGCGGAGTGCTTGTGCTTCCTTGTACGCGATCTCGCCAGGGGTCAGGGCCTGTTCCTGGAGTGACAGGCCAGCAAGGCGCGTTGAGAGGTCGGCGGCGACGCGTTCGAGGTTTGCGCGGAGCTGCTGATCGAGCTCGAGCACGCGGGAGGTGAGATCGTCGCTGATTGACTGTTGCAGCCTTGACGTTTCAGCGTCGTACGCTTGAAGCGCTTTGCCGCTGTACCGGCCGAAAGCGTCAGCGATGCGTCCCTGTGCGGCCTCTATCGCTTGCTTGGTGGCGTTAGCTGCTGCCTCCACTTTCTTCTTCAGCGTTTCCACTGCCTTTTTCGCTGCGTCAGACTGCTTCTTTGTCGCGCTAGCAACCTTGCCGCTCGAGCTTGCGGCGTCCGCGCTGATGGTGTCGGCCGCGCCCGTCACGAAAGCGTCACCGGCAGAGTTGCCTACGGAGCCGAAGCTCTTAGACACCGAGGACTTGAGGTTGGTTGCGAACGATCCAACTCCCTTGAATGACGGGAGCTTCAGTTCCTCAAAGTTTTTGCCAAAGTCCTTGACCGCGATTGAGGCTCTGGCGATGTCTCCGCTAATGCCCTTGAACTTGTCGCCGAGGCCGGGAACCCACGAGAGCTTGCCAACGAGGTTGCTGACAGTCTGAAGAAACGCGGCAGCAAAGTTGGTGACGCCCTGGAGGAGTCGGCCGGTAGCACCGACGATGTAGTTGATGGCGGTGACGACGCCTCCGGCAAGCGTCTGGAAGCCATTGCGTACCGTGTCGGAAGTCTTGTAGAGAACAACCAATGCGCTGACGACCGTTCCGATAATCAGCGCAACCTTTACGTACGGGTTGGCTTTTAGAACGGCGTTGAATACGCTCTGCGCAATAGCGGCTGCTTTCGTAACTACCGAATAGATTTTGAGTCCAGCGTTGATGGCGACAATAGCGCCAGCCATCGTCGCAATAGCTCCGGCCGCAATAAGGATCACTTTCGTATTCTTCTCTGCCCATGCTGCGAAGCTCTGAAGGTACGGCAACACTTTTTGGAGAGCGGGTAGCAGTGCAGCTCCGATGCTTTCCTGCGTTTCCTGAATGCTGATTGACAGTCCACGCATGCGTCCTTCCGCAGTGTTAGCGGCAGCCTTAGCGCTACCCTCGAACGTCGCGGAAAGCTCTTTCGTTGCTGCGTGGAAGTCGTTTGTCTTTTTGGTGTTTGCTGACAGCGGGACGCCGAGCTTGGTGAGTGCTGACACGTTGCCGAGCGACGCTTTCGCCAGGGCGGTCGAGACGGCCTCAAGGTCTTTGCCGGTACGTGCCGAGATGTCTTGCGCGAGGCCGAGGAGCTTCTGCGACTCCGTTACGTCCTTAGTGGCACGCACGAGGGTTGCGAGCGCCGGGCGGAGTTTGTCATCGGCAACGCTTGTGGCGCGGCTTGTGGCCGAGATCCACTCCTCGTTAGCTTTGATCGCGGCGGAGGTTGCGCCTGTCGAGGTGGCGAGCTGGCGGGCGAGGGAGTCCTGCGCTGCCTGATCCTCGATAGCTGCTTTGACTGAATCTGTGAGCGCGAGGCCGAGAGCGCCGATGGCTGCGACGGCCGGGAGGAAGCTCTTGTTGATGGCGTAACCGGCTTGAGCGCCGAGGCCCTCAAGGTCGTTGAACGACTTCGACGCCTTATCGACTCCGGCAGGCTGAAACGTCGAGATGATGGGGACAATGATCGGCATTACGCGAGCTCCTTTGTCTGCATCATCTCTATGAGGTTCATCAGTTCGGCGGCGGCTCGCTCGGTGTTGTCGCGCTCCAGCTCGACCGCACGCCACATCGACCTCGAGGAGCCCTCAAACTTTTTGGTGAGGTTTCGATTGAACGCCACACCACGTTTTGTCTTGGTGTACCGGCCGTGCTTGCCTGCCATGTCGAACACCATTCCCGCAGGGTTCGACTGAACGACATTGACGAGGGAACCTTGAATAGCAGGGTTCGGGGATGCGCGTCTGCGCGCCTCAACTTTGATGCCGGTACGTGCCTGCTTCGACCATGCAAGCCTCGCCCACTTCGTATCTGCCGTCTTGTTAGTTCCCCAGTGCGATAGCGGCGGCTGCTCCGGCACGAGCGACCGTGCGCGTTGCTCAACGCTCTTACCGATCAACCGGAACTCTTTGCGTGCGAACTTCACGAAATCGGGGTGCGTCTGCCGTAGGATCTTGAGCGTCTCGTTCACGCCGTCAACCTGAATGGTGAGGTGGCTACCGAGATTGGCGGTTGATGGCGTCAACGAGCGTCGCTAGGTCGTCAAAGTCGAAAGCGAATCCGGAGGGGTAGAAACCGGTGCGGCCTGCAACCTCGGCGAGGAGCTTGCGGTAGCTGCCCGCCGGGAGGATTTTGGGGCTTGCGTTGCCTCGACATCAACCTCGATCTCGGCAAGCATTCCGATGAACTCGTTCAGGTCGGCGGGAACGTCAGCGCCTCGGTTGAGGAGCGTGTTGTGCGCGAGGAAGCAGAGGTCCTCGAGCTTCACCTGGTCACCGAACGCGGTGAAGCTGAGGCCGGTAGAGCGTTCCCACTTCACGACGGAGAGGAGGTCGCAGAGCACGACCTCCTCCCCATGACCGTAGTTGAGTCGCAGCGCAATACGCATTACGCGAGCACAACCGAGCCGGTGAGAACAAACTCCACGGTGTCCTCGAGTGCCTCGACGCCGCCACCAGCCCCGGGGAACTGTGGGACTACCGTTCCCGTCCAGGTCGAGGTGCCGAGGCTGCCCTCGATCTCGAGCTCGAACGCGATTGCGGTCTGTGCCTCGGCGGCGGCCCACAAGCCCTCCGACAGTGCCGCAGTCTCCTGCCAGTCCTGGAAAAACGTCACAGACAGCGTGCCGGACTGGCCGGTAATCACCGAGGTGAGACCGCTCCAGGTGTTGTAGCTTGAAACGTCGTTGGCGTAGGCGAGCGTTGCCGTCGAAATCTGATCGGTAAACACGTTCCCGTCAATGGCGAGCGCACACTGACGGCCGGTGAGAATGGTCGTTGCCATGTTGTTGCCTCCTTAGGAGTCTTGAATGGTGAGAACGAGAGTGAGGTCGTAGCACGGGTACTCGGAACTGCCGATGATGATCGAGCTAGGTTGCCCGGTCATCACGTAGGTGCCTCCCACGCAAAGGTCAGCGAGAGCCATCAAGGTTGTTGCTGCGTCGCTGTTGCCGGGCCCGCTCGAGATCAAGTGAACCGGCACCGATGTTTCAATGAGTTTCGGGTTGATGACTCGGAAGCTCGGCGGGTCAACGAGAGCGTACGGCGGTCGGGGTGCGTTGCGCGGGTCGGTCGTTACGCGAATGCCTACGGCCTCGAGCTGCGCTGCTACCTCGTTGACGGCGTATTGAAGGAACGGCATTAGGCGATCTGTGGCCGGTTGATGGCGAGTAGACGCATGATCTGGCCGAGACCGCCGACGGGCGCCCCGACACCAAAGTCCTGGAAGCTCGCGGCCGTGTCTGACGCTGCACGTTCGCGGTACAGCGTCTGAGCGTAGATCGTTGTACCGAGCGAAACGGCAGGGCCTGGAACAACCGAAGGGTTGTCGTAATAGCCTGCAGCAAAGCGCCGGCGATATGCCCAGTCGTTGGCAGCGTTGGTAACGACCGTGATGTAGATCTCGTCTACTTCACTGGCGGGAACAACGCCGATGGCTTCCTCTACGTCTATCTCGCTGATCCACGTTATGGCGGTGACGAGGAGGCCGCTCGTGTAGAGGACGAGCTCCTGGTCGGCGGCGGCGGTCTGGAAGGTAACGAGGTCATCTTCCTCGTCTACGGTCACGATGACTTGCGGGCCGTTGAATGGTGCGCCGACGTTGTAGACGTATGCGTACGTTCCGGCAGTGATGCCGGAGACAGTGTCGAGCGTTAGCGTTGCAACGCCTGAGCTGATCGTTGATTCGGTGACGGTTGCCACTGTCTCCGGCTCCTTTCCTTCTTGTTGTCGTTACTCGGCGGTGACGAGCGCGACGGACTTGGAGTCGTCAATCACGAGCGTCGAGAAGTAACCGCGGAAGGCGATGGTGACGCCGAGGATCTCCGGCACCATCACCGAGACGGAGCCGCGACGGTTCTCGTACAGCTCCGTGCCGCGCGGGTTGCCGACAATGAGCGTCCCGGCATCGAACGATGCGCTCTCCACGAGGGTGAGGCCGAACGGCTGCCCGTTCGAGCTGTTGACGGCGAGGCTGCCGAGCGCGTTGCTCGGGTTGAGGTTCGGGAAGAGCAGATCGCCTCCCGAGCTGGCGAGCGTGCCGAGCGTGGCGACACGATCCGGCGACGCAAAGATGTGCGTCGGCAGCCAGTTGCTCTGCGAGATCGCGGTGCGGGCTTCCCACACTGCGGCAACGACCTCTGCCGCGTCCGTCCAGTCGGTGATCTCGATGGTGTCACCGGCCGAAGCGATGACGGCGTTGCAGGCGAGCGTCTCGGTGTAGAGCGCGTAACGGTCGGCGAGGGACTGGAGCACGAGCGTTGCGGCGTTCGGGTCGGTCAGGTCTACGTCCTGCTCGGAGAGCGTGACGAAACCGCCGACGGTCTGCCGCGTGACGGGCAGGCTCGCAACAATCATGGCCTGCGAGCTGAGGGTGTCGAGCTCGTCTGCCTGGAGGCCGACGACGGCGGGCTGCTGAATGTACGGCCGCGAGAACGTCTTGCCGGACTGGAGCGGCATGCCGCGAACGCCGAGCGCCTCGCAGACGGGACGCATGTACCGCATCTCGTCGTAGACGGGGCCGAGGATCGGCTCGGGGAGGAGGCCGGGGGAATCGGCGGTCGTCTGGTTGGCGGCCTGAATCGTTGCCCACTTCTCTCCACCGGCGTAGCGGGCGGCGATCCACTCGGCGGCGGTCGGCAGCTTTGCCGGAGTGTTGTTGAAGTGAAGCGTGGCGGGGAGGAGCTCGGCCCCAATCGAGGTGAGCGCCTCCGTGTTGTTGTCGTCCATCTTGTCCTCCTCGTCCGGGGCTTCCGGCTCTTCGGGTGTGGTTTCGGCTGCGGCGGCGGTTACCGACGCAATGCGTGCTTCGGGGAACGCGCCGACGGGAACCATTGAGAGCTCCACCCATCGTCCCTTGCTGACAACCAGGGTGGTTCCCTCAAACTTGAAATCAATCGGCTCAACGCCGACGCTGACAGCATCAAGAACGCCGTCCTGTGCAAGGACGAGGGCCTCGTCTCCGGCGAGCGTCTGCGAGATCCGGGCGGTAAAGAGCATCGCCTCGGGCGTCGAGGTGCGCGAGGTGACGATGCCGAGCGGCTTCGACATGTCATGGCCGCCGAGGAGCTTCGGTGCGTCTCCGGAGGTTGGCAGGCTGTCGCGCTGGAAGATGACTTCCTGCCCGCTGAAAACAATGGCAGGCGTTTCCCACGGTACGGCAATGCCGGTGATGGTGCGCGAGGTGCCATCCGGGCTTGCCTCGACGGTGACGGTTCGATGAAACGTAAGTAGGGTCAAAGCGGAGCGCCTCCGGGATTGTCGGTAGGGGTGAACGGGTCGGAAAGGTGGTAGTCCTCCGGCTCCAGCTTCACGTACCGGCCTCGAGGGACTACCTGGTTGGAAGAGAGCGTCTGCGAGATCGTCTCCGCGAACGGCTTTGCTCCGAATACCCACAGGTCACGTACCGAAGATTCCGGGTTGAGGTACGTCATGCCGGACGCTGAAGGCGCTCCGACCATGTAGCCGGGGATATTCCCCACGCGACTCAGCTCGAGGGCCGACTGCTGCCGAGCTTCCACGAGCTGGAGGCGGCTCGGATCCATGCTGGACTCGTGCCACTCGACGCTGCCGGACAGTGCCGCAATGCTGTTTGTCTGCCGTGCCTGACTCCACGCGTTCGCCAGGTCGGAAAGCTCCTCGCCACTCATCGGCTCGCTGTTAGCTGAAGCCTGCAACCAACCGGCCGGAATGTCGTTCGATGCGAAACGCAATGCGGCCTCGTCAAGGCGCTGCGCAATAAGGATCGCGCGAGCTCCCATGCTGAGGATTCCCTGATTTGGGGAGATGAACTGCACTACGTCGGCCGGGTCAAGCGGCGTTCCGTTGAACTGGATTTGGTTAGACGGCCCGAACCACAATGGCCCGGCTTGATCGGACAGCGTGACGTTAGCGGCAGGAATCCATTGGAACTGGCTCGGATACCCGGAGGCCCATCTGGCGACTATTGCAAGGTAGGCGCGGCCTGTAAAATACAGGTCATCAAGGAGCCATGAGAGCGTAAATGCGTTTGTGTTGTTCGGGTCGAGACGGTCGAACCACGGCTCCGGCGCGAGCGGGATCTCGACGGTTTCGGTTCCGTTGAAACTCTTTGCGTAACTCTTGAGCGTGCTTGAGGAGATGATGCTGGCGATGAGATCGCGGGAACGCGAGATCGTCGGGATGAGCATGGCACGGTCGCGCGACCACGAGCTTGAGTACGTGTTGTATTGCCCGATGCCCGCCGAGCTGCCAATCTCCGCTCGTATCGTCTGTGCAGGCGAAGTAAGGTTTAGAGAACGGCGGCCGAGGCGCATACATGGAGTATGCGGACTAGCCGGGACGGTATGCAACTCGATAGGAGGAGAGAGAAAGTGAGCGTAGAGAAGATGATTGCGGAGGCTGCGTTGTACGTCGGCACGGTCGAGGTCGGAGCTAACAACCGGGGAAAGATCGTTGACCGTTTCGTGAAGTGTGTTGGATCTCCGCTTGGTTCGCCATGGTGCGCTGCGTTCGCTATTTGGTGCGCTCGAGCTGGCGGCTTCGACGGAGACATTGCCGGTGCCGGAGCATGCAAGAGCATTCACGAATACAGCGTCGCGCGCCAACTCGTCGTCAAGACTCCTGCTCGAGGTGACCTTGTTCTCTTTGACTTCAGCGACGACGGCCACCAGGACTTCGACCATGTTGGCATCATCGAGAAGGTCATAAAGCTCGGCCCTATCGTGACGCTCCGGACAATTGAAGGCAACACGATAGTTGCGAATGCAAAGCGTGACGGCGTGTACCGCAGGTTCCGCGTCGCTCGTCGCTCTTCACTCATCTTTGTTCGCCTCGTCTGACTCTTCCGTCCGTTCCGCTCCTATAGGGATTCCGGCCCGGACGGAAGAGTCAGCTACGAGCAACAACGACGGTAGGGCGTTCCCGCCTGCTGTCTCGGCCGAGCTTGCCCACAAGCCATACGAGACAGCGGGCGAGCTCTATCGGCCCGGGACTCTTTGAGGCGCTCAACGTGTAACCGGCCGCAGTCTCGACAGCGACGGCACGGGCAACATGGTCGGCGAGCGTTGCGCTTCCGCAATGCCTAACCCTTCCCTCTCCGACCATTGCTCTACAGAATCGCGTCTGTGCCATCAGTTCCTTACGGCCCGTAAGCTCGACGCGCCGCGCGAACGACATAGGGATGCTGCTCTCGAGGTCGGCGGCGAGGAGCACGCGGAGGTCGCGGTCGGCGTCGAGCTCGGCGGTGATGACTTCCCATACCTCAAGGAGGCTGCGGTATTCGCCAACGAGACGGACTTCCACTTTGTCATCGACGCGACGACCTCGAGTGAGGAAGTAGCGGCTCTCGTCCTTGCGGCTCTCAACGGCGAGGAGTCCTCCCGGGTCGGTCGAGCTGGCGACCTCGAGGCTCGGCCAAAGGCCCGGAGGCAACCACGCGAGCTCCGCCGAGATCCATTGGTTCAAGTAGCCACGTAGGAACGCCGACTTATTCGGGTTGCGGGAGTCCTCGCGCATTCGCTCAAGGTCAATCGTTTTACCGAGCGCCGGGTTGGCGTAAGCCCAGGTGCGCGGGTCGTCGTCGTCGCTTCCTGATGGTGGCGACCACTCCGCAAAAAACAAAGCGCCGGGAGTGTCTATCGAACGTATGCCCTCCTCCCTCCACCGCTGGAGGAGCTTTGAGTCCTCGGTGCCTGCCGTGCTCCACATCGACAACAACGGTTCCGGCCGTGCGCGTTGAGTCGGAAGAAAGCCTCCGTCTACTACGTCGCTCGATACGTCCCACGCCTCATCGACCACAATGAGATCCGGGTGGAGGCCGTGGCCCGCTGACGGTCGCGCGGCTTTCACAACCCACGTGCTGCCGTCAGGCATGCGCAAAGACTCGCGGCCGTGCGACCACTTCGCAGTAGCGCCGTAATGCTCAACCAGTCGGGGTGCTAGTCCAGTAAACAACGATTGCGCCAGGTCGAAGCGGTGAGCGCTCGAAACGACTTCCTGCTTGCCGTGCGTCTTAGGGCGGCCAATCAAGTACCAAGCGACCAACGCCTCGAGCGCCGTCGTCTTTCCATTCTGTCGAGCAACACTCACGAGGCTAATGCGGTGCGACAACTTGCCGGACTCACCGAAAGCAGTCTGCCCACCTAGCGCGATGACCTGCCACGGCATGAGGTCAATGCCTAGAACCTGTTTCGCAATACCCACAATGTCGGCAGCGAACGATCCCACCGAATCCGGCCGCATCGCCAACAACCTCGGCTCGTCATGGCCGGTCGGAGTGTCATCCGCGCTTTCGGAGAGAGAATAGGCCG